GCCAAGGACATAGCGTTGCGCTTATAGGGGATAGAACACATGGCAAAGAAGCCAACACATTTAAGGGTAGTGGGAAAAGAAGAGAGACCATTGACAGGGAAGCAGGAAGCATTCGCAAAGCTGGTGGCTAGTGGGTCAATGCTCAGTGATGCCTACAGGGAATGCTATTCGGCTGACAATATGAAGTCTTCCACTTTGTGGAGTGAGGCTTGCCGCCTTGCACAAAACCCCAAGGTGTCCACAAGGATAAAGGACATTCAAGCCGATATGGAGCAATCGCAACGCATGAGGCTACTCAGACGAGAGGAATGGGTTTTGAAATCACTTCAAGAGGAAGCGGTATCGGCTGACAATGCCTCTTCCAGAATTAGGGCGTTGGAGCTGGTTGGGAAGACGGTGGGTATGTTCACAGATAGGGTGGAGCAGTCCGACACGACAGAGCGGTCAGCGTCCGATATCGAGCGAGATCTGAGGGCGAAACTTGATCGGCTGATCGGCTCGTGATTATGGCCGGATCGGGACTATCTGGTTTTCGTTGGGGGCTGGCTTCCTATTCACGAAGCCTTGGTGACCCCACCTACCCCCTTCCACCCCATATAGTCATGCGCCTACCCACGCACCCTACATGAGGTTCTGCACATACGATGACAGGTATTTTCGTAAAACCTTCCCCTTGTGTAGGTGTATGCACCATTGATGAGTGTAGTAATCTGTGCCTAGGGTGTAACAGGACTATGGAGGAGATAGTCCTTTGGGGCGATTTAACGCCCTCTGAGGCGGTCTTGATGATGGAAGTGGTGCGTACCCGTACCCTCTTTCTTTGGCAGGCGTGGGAGGAGCTTGAGAGACCTACCCTTCAGTAAGAAAAAAGGGTAGGAATCCTAGGGGGTAAAAAATTTTTTTTAAAAAATTTCAAATTGGAAGTCTCTGTACTTAGGTGACCCATAACTTTTGGAGGTCTCTGTACTTAGGTGACCCATAACTTTGGGATCTAGGTGTTTTCCCCATATGGGTCTTCTAATTTTTCCCTGTTTGACTTCTCGCCTTCGGCCTTTGATTTTCTCTCGCAGTCTATCTTGAATAGCATGTTGATAGAGTATTGACCCTGTAGCCTGTATGTCTCACATATCTTTCTTGCCTGTTCTGCCGCAAGAGCTGAGTGCGTTGGATTTGTCATTGGCTCGCCGTTTATACCCACACAATAGAACATATCGTGATTATCGTTTGGCCTTCTTAATACCGAATAAACCATTTTGTCCCCCTACTGGTTTGTCACTATGACCCACTTCACATTGTTTTCTGTGCTGGTGGTTCTGAAATTTCCTGCCTTTGACCAGTCTATCTGCTCTATGCCCTCGTCAAATACGTAGTTTATCTGTTTATCTTCCATGACCTCTACATCATCTGTCTTGTTGTAGTGGTGCATTCCGTATGCCAAAGCACCTAAAATTAGTAACGCTTCCATTTTTGTCTCCTAAGTTCCATATAACTTTTTCGGCGATAGTGTGTAACCGAGAACATTGTAGCAAGCCTCAAGATCTGTGATCCTTGGTACAGTTCTTGTTCTCCAGTCTTTCAATGTGTTTTTATTGATGCCTGTCCTTTCGGACATATCAATCACACCTATTTGCTGGTGTCGCATTTTTTCAAACAGGTCTTTTACCATCGGGTTGCACCGATTGGGTATTGTGACCCTAGTATACCTCTCCCTCATTCACAGTCCTTTTCGCCAGCACAATTTACATCAAAGCAATGTACATCCATTTTGTAATATTCGTTTGTGTATGTAGATGCCCACATTCCCTTGTCAATCAGATATACACATTGTGCCTCTGTCATAGGCTGCTGTAGTGTAATCTGGTTTCCAATATATTCCCATTGTGCGCCGTTGTAGCCCCACATTGTTATGACAAGAACATATAAACTTTCCATATTACCAGTTGTTATCTATTGATTCGATAACATCTTCCCACTCAGCCATTTTTCTTAACTCTTCAATTACCGCTTCGACAATGTCTGAATGCTCTCCAATGCCAGACGGGTTTTGAATGTAAACATCAATGTTTGTTTTATGCACGGCTATTTTGCCCTCGGCGTATTTTCTTGCAGCACCAAGAACGTCAGGGTGTGTATCACGCATCGTCATCTCCCAAAGTAAGGTTCCCGTATGCTTCTTTAGCAGCTTGCTCTAAATCATCTTCTGCATAAAGATTATCAAATATTTGATTAACATCAAGTGTATAGTCAAGATCTGATTTTGAATAGTGAATATGCTGGGATGGCAGGAAGTCTGGTGCGCCTTCACCTGTCTCAAACCAAGCTGGGTGTGTCACCCTTACCCGATTGTTTGGAAGTGCCACTATGTTACCTGTCCATTTGCCTGCATCCAGTAGCTCTAAGACGTGGCTTTGTTTGTGCTGTGCTGGATCATCGGCTATCTCGCTATCGGTGTAATCGACAGTGAAATAATATTTTGCCGGATAGAACTCGCCATCAACCTTTACAAGCCAAGGGCATGGTGTTGCTCTGTTGAGTGTGTAAACAGCGTGGGTGTGTGACATGCAGTCCCAAGGCTGTGCAGCATGCACTGGCATTGGCTCAGGCCATTCATCAAACGGTGTGTCCCCGACTAACGCAGTTATCGGCATTCTGGCCCACATGGCACCGCCGTGAACATTTGGCTCGTCTTCGTCATCTGTTTCACAACCTGTGAAAATAACCTGAAAGCTCAGGCACCGATTTGGCATTGTTGTCACAGCAATACACATGGCGTGTAAGAACTCGCCGTGGTAGTTCACATGATTGCATGTATATTCACGCCGTACCCAACACTTGAAGTGTGGTATATTACTCTGTAAAAAAGGCATCTTTGTCTCCCGAAAAAACCCTTAGTTAGTATATTATAATATATTAATCATATATTATATAATATATTATATATATTAGGGAGAAAAAAATGAATTGTTGGCACTGTAAAACAGAGCTTATCTGGGGTGGAGATCACGACATTGAAGAAGAGGATGATTCGTACTCAATGGTAACAAACCTGAGTTGCCCCCAGTGCGGTTCTCACGTTGATGTATATTATCCAAAAGAAAACATGGACGGGGATAGCTAATTGGGTTTATAGAAGATATACTTTAGTGGGGTGTAAGTCTCCCAACACCCCCGGCGGGTTGAGCGAGTCCTCTCCGCTCCCCGCCGTTATTATTTTAAAGAGGTTGGTATGTCTGACAATATTATACAGTTTCCTAATAGCAGTATGCCTACTGATGACGATCCTCTTGAGCCTAATGAAATGCTCAATAACATCTGTGAAGAAATCGACATGATGGAGGCTCTTGTTGTTGGTTGGACGAAAGAGGGAAGGTTATTTGTTGGCACATCACATGGAAAAGCCCCTGATATGGTATTTTTATTGGAGTTAGCAAAGTCGGTTTTGCTTACAAGATGTTTGGGAGAAGAGGATGTTTGAAGCTGCAATACTGGTTTGCCTTGCCTCTCTTCCTGATTTTTGTGTTGAGTTGATAGATGACAGAGGGCCATACTCAACAAATCAACAATGCGTAGAGAGGGTTGCTGAAATGATACAGGACACCAAAAGATTCGGGCCAGAGTATTTTACAGCAAATTATAAATACCACTGTGAAAAATTAGACATGCTAGGCACATGAAAGAACTAGCTGCCGTAAAATCAAAAATCAATCAACTGCCCCTAGAAGATCAAAAAGAAATGCTTGATCTTTTACTTGAGCTTGAGAACGCAAAAGAAAAAGAAGCCTCAAGAGAGGACTTTTTATCCTTTGTAAAAAAGATGTGGCCTGCATTTATTGGCGGTAAACATCACGAGGTTATGGCAGATGCGTTTGAGCGTGTCGCAAATGGTGATTTAAAGCGCCTGATAATAAACATGCCCCCAAGACACACAAAGTCTGAGTTTGCGTCCTTTTTGTTTCCGGCTTGGTTTTTAGGTAGATACCCAGAAAAAAAGATCATTCAAACTGCACACACAGCAGAACTTGCTGTAGGATTTGGTCGTAAGGTTAGAAACCTTATTGGTCAGGAGGACTTTCAACAGGTCTTTCCGGGTATAGAACTGTCCTCTGACTCGAAAGCTGCTGGAAGATGGAACACAAACAAGCGGGGTGACTATTTTGCTATTGGTGTTGGTGGTGCAGTTACTGGTAAAGGTGCTGACGTTCTCATTATTGATGACCCCCACTCGGAGCAGGAGGCGGCACTGGGGGCTTACAACCCAGAAGTCTACGACAAAGTCTACGAATGGTACACATCAGGCCCAAGACAGAGACTACAACCGGGTGGGTCTATAATAATTGTTATGACAAGATGGTCTACAAGAGACCTGACGGGCAAAATAATTAAATCTGTGACCCAAAGAGAGGGTGTTGATGACTGGGAAATCATAGAGCTTCCAGCAATTATGCCCTCTGGTGACCCCTTATGGCCTGAGTTCTGGCCTTTAGAACAATTAGAGGCTCTAAAAGCTGAACTACCAGTCTCAAAATGGTCTGCACAGTACCAGCAAGACCCAACTTCTGAAGAAGGTGCGTTAATTAAGCGTGAATGGTGGCAGGAATGGGAAAAAGATAGCCCTCCATCCTGTGAAGCCATTATTCAAAGCTGGGATACGGCCTTTTTGAAGACACAAAGAGCCGATTATAGCGCCTGTACCACTTGGGGAGTGTTTCAACACCCTAATGAAAGTGGTGATTTGCAGCCAAATCTGATATTATTGGATGCATACAAGGAAAAACTGGAGTTTCCAGAGTTAAAACGCGCTGCGTATGACAAATATTGGGAGTTTGAGCCAGATCAGATGATTGTTGAGGCAAAAGCCTCCGGTTCTCCTTTAATTTTTGAGCTTAGGGCTATGGGAATACCTGTGACAGAGTTTACTCCGTCAAGAGGACAGGACAAAATAGCCCGTGTAAACGCTGTTAGTGATCTTTTTGCTAGTGGTGTGATATGGTGTCCACCAACTAGGTGGGCTGATGAGGTAATAGAGGAATGTGCTGCTTTTCCGGCTGGAGACAATGATGACTTGGTTGACTCTACAACTCAGGCGTTGCTGAGGTTTCGTCAGGGCGGGTGGATTAGAAGCACTATGGATGAATGGGATGATGAACCAAAGTATAGAAGACCAGTTTCATACTACTGAGGATAAATCAGGAACATATAGATTTATTCCGCACAAAGAGATAAAAAGTTTTAAGAGTTTAGGGTGGAAAGTTGTAAGTAACATGAGAGGCTCCCATCATGCCCGTCATGCTGTTATAATGAAAAAACCCGACACCGAGAAAAAGGAAATATAAAATGGCTATTGAAAAACCAATGGTGCCATCATCCGTTGATGTTGAGGGTACGGATGAAATTAGTGTTGAGGTTGTTAATCCTGACGCTGTTAGCATCGGTGATGAAGACGGGGCCATGATTATTGATTTTACAGGAGACATTGCAGAGGAGGTCATGGGGCCAGACCATGATGCGAACTTAGCAGAGTTTATTGAAGAGGCTGATTTGCAGGCTTTAGCCTCTGAATTGGTAGAGGACTTTATCTCTGATCGTCAGTCAAGAAAGGACTGGGCTAGGTCGTATGTAAAAGGTCTTGATCTTCTTGGTATGAAGATTGAGGAAAGAACGCAGCCTTGGCAGGGAGCTTCAGGCGTGTTTCACCCTATTCTGACAGAGGCAACAGTAAGATTTCAGGCTCAGGCTATGGGTGAGATATTCCCTGCGTCCGGGCCAGTAAGAGTTAAACTTGTTGGTAAAAAGGACTATGAAAAGGTACAGCAGGGCGAAAGAGTCGAGCATGAAATGAATTATCTCCTTACGGAGGAGATGACAGAGTATCGTGATGAAACAGAACAAATGTTGTTCAGGCTTCCTCTTGCAGGATCATCTTTCAAAAAAGTTTATTATGATCCAATCATGGAGAGACCATGCGCCATGTTTGTTCCTGCTGAGGATTTTGTTGTTTCTTACGGAGCTTCGGATCTGATGACATGCCCTCGTTACACTCATGTAATGAAGAAAACCCCGAATGAAATAGTAGAGCTTCAGGTTAATGAATTTTATTTAGACGTAGATCTTCCAGATCCTGAACCAGATATTTCTGACATACAGGAAAAGTATGATGAAATTGAAGGCGAGATGGCTGTCCTTGAAGAGGATGACAGGCACACCTTGCTTGAAATGCATGTTGATCTTTTGATGCCTGAGCCTTTTGAGGATGAAGATGGCATAGCTAGACCTTACATCGTAACCATAGATAAGTCCTCTGAGACCATCTTGGCGATTAGGAGGAATTGGTATGAGGACGATTCTAAAAAACGTAAAAGACAACACTTTGTTCACTACAGATACCTACCGGGGCTTGGGTTCTATGGAACGGGTCTTATTCATCTTATTGGTGGTCTTGCTAAAAGTGCCACAAGTATTCTTCGTCAACTCATTGATGCGGGTACACTTTCTAATCTCCCCGCTGGTCTTAAAGCTCGCGGACTTCGTATTAAGGGTGACGATTCGCCTCTCATGCCGGGTGAGTTCCGCGATGTTGATGTACCGGGTGGTGCAATTCGGGACTCGATTGCATTCCTTCCTTACAAGGAGCCATCATCGGTATTATATCAACTTCTCGGAAACATCGTGGAAGAGGGGAGACGGATTGGCTCCGTTGCTGACGTACAAATTGGTAACCTCAACCCGCAAGCTCCGGTCGGAACTACGCTCGCGCTAATGGAGCGAAGCATGAAGGTTATGTCTGGCGTTCAGGCCAGAATACATCATTCTTTAAAAAATGAGCTTAGACTACTTGCAAAAATAATAAGGGATTACATGCCGCCACAGTATTCTTATGAAGTTGACGGTGATCACAGCAGGCAACAAGATTTTGATGGCCGTATTGATGTAATACCCGTCTCTGATCCTAATGCCGCAACAATGTCTCAGAGAGTTGTTCAGTATCAGGCTGCTATGCAACTAGCTCAACAGGCACCACATCTTTATGATCTTGGTAAATTACATCGTCAGATGCTTGAGGTTCTGGGTATCAAGGATGCTGGAGAAATAATTAAACTTCCAGATGATATTGAATCAGCAGATCCTGTTAGTGAGAATATGTCTATTTTGAAACAAGAGCCAGTCAAGGCATTTAAGTATCAGGATCACGAGGCACATATTTCTGTACATTTGGCTGCTGCTGAAGATCCAAAACTAAAAGAGATTGTTGGTCAATCACCGTTTGCTGGCGCAATACAGGCTGCTTTAGCTGCTCACATAACAGAGCATGTTGCATTCCAGTACAGAAAAGAAATAGAGAAAAACTTGGGTGTTAGTATGCCTGATGAGAATGCGCCCCTTCCAGACGATGTTGAGCTTGAGCTTAGTAGACTATCTTCTGAGGCCGCACAAAAGTTGCTCCGCAAGGATCAGGCTGAAATGCAGCAAAAAGAAAACATGAAACAACAGCAAGACCCTCTTACTCAAATTCAACAAAGAGAGCTTGGTCTTAAAGAGGCTGAGTTTGCACATAAAAAAGAAATGGATATCGCTAAGTTGCAGGCTGATATGCAGTCGAAGTCTCAAAATATTACCATGCAAAAGGATAGGCTTGCGTCAGAAGAACAAAGAGAAGGTGCTAAACTCGGAATAAAAATAGCAAGCGAGCTTGAACAATCACAAAAAGAAGATATAAGAGAAGGCACTGAAATTGGATTGGAAATAGCTAGGGAGCTAAGTAACAGAAATGGCGAACAATGATACAGTATATTCACCAATCAAAGCCAAGATTAGAGAGTATCTAAATGCTCTCGCTGACCATATGGCCTGCGGTGGGTGCAAATCCTTTGAGGAATACAGGGAAGCTGTGGGTAAAGTTGAGGCTCTCGCTGCTGTTGAAAGAGACATTATCGACTTGGAAGAAAAATTCATCAACGACTAGGACTTCCGTTTCAGGCAAGTGTATTGTATATTGTAAACAATACTATTCAGGGGGCTGTCCCTGCACGGCGCTGTGAGCCTTAATCACTGCAAGGAGATCAGATGTATTCTGCAAGCAAAGAAGTCAACGAAACAGTTGCAAATAAAATACCCGTACCCGCTGGGTATAAACTTTTGATTAAACCACTTGAAGTCAAAGAAAAAACAGACTCAGGCATCTATATGCCGGACGCACTGAAGAACGCGGAGCAAACCGCATCAGTGATAGGGTTTGTTGTTAAAGCTGGGCCTGACGCATACAAGGACGCAGATAAGTTTCCTAACGGCCCGTATTGTAAAGAGGGTGACTTTGTCATCTTTCGATCCTATTCCGGCACACGGTTTAAGATTGAAAAGCAAGAGTTCCGTCTTATCAATGATGATACAGTAGAGGCTGTTGTCGATGACCCAAGAGGATATTCAAGAGTATGAGCGAGCCACAAGCCGTTGCTCAGGCTGAAGAGCAGGAAAAAGTTACCGATAACTTTCAAGAAGTGGAAGATAGCGGTTTTGAGTTAGAGATCATTGAGGACACTCCTGAAGAGGAGAGGCCTCGCCGTGCAGAGGGTGCTGAACCAAAAGTACCTGATGATACTGAGATCGAACAATATAGCGATAATGTGCAGAAGCGCATTAAGCAGTTAAAATTTGAATACCATGAAGAGCGTAGAAGAAAAGAAGAAGCCTCTAAAATGCAAGATGAGGCTGTTAGCTACGCTAAACAGGTATATGAAGAGAACCAAAAACTTCGCAAAGCATTGGAAGATGGCGAGGGTGTTTTGGTGGAGCAGGCTAAGGGCCGAGTAGACGCAGAGCTTGATAAAGCAAAGAACGAATACAAGGCCGCTTATGAAACTGGAGATCCTGATGCGTTAATTAACGCTCAAGAAAAACTTAGCAAGCTCCAAAATGAAAAGTTTAGAGTGGAGTCTTACAAACCTAAGAAGCGAGAGGCACCTGCTCCAGAGCCTATAATCAGTAAGCCCAAGGTGGTAGAGCCTGATGCAAAGGCAAAAGATTGGGGTGTTAAAAACGCTTGGTTTGGTGAAGACAGCGAAATGACAGGTTATGCTTTTGGTGTACATGAAAAACTTGTTAAAGAAGGTGTCAACACAAAAAGCGATCAGTATTATGAGCGCATTGATGAAGCAATGCGTAAAACATTCCCAGACAAGTTTGATGAGCAAATTGAGGAAGCACCTGTTCGTCAAACTGGTTCCGTGGTTGCCCCCCAGAGCAGGAGTGCAAAAAAACCACGCAGAGTGCAACTAACCTCAACACAAGTCTCGCTCGCCAAAAGACTTGGCCTTACGGCAGAACAATATGCGGCGCAACTCTTGAAGGAGTCTTCAAATGTCTGATAGAAGCCCACGCACTAATGACACTCGCGCTACTGCGGAGCGTCCTAAAACTTGGAAACGTGCTGGTACGCTACCAACCCCCGAATCCCGCGATGGAATAAAATATCGTTGGATACGCACCTCAACTCTGGGTAATAGCGATAATACTAATGTTTCTTCTAAGTTTCGTGAAGGCTGGATACCAGTCAAAGCTGAAGATCATCCTGAGTTACAAGTGTTGCCTGATATCGACTCTCGATTTCAAGGTAATGTTGAGGTTGGAGGATTGCTCTTATGCGAAAATTCAGCCGAATATGTAGAATCTCGCAGTCAAGCCCACAGGGAAATGAACAAGAATCAAATCGAATCTGTGGACAATAACTTTATGCGAAATTCTGATTCTCGTATGCCCGTTCTGCCCCCAGAACGAAGCACAAAAACAACCTTTGGCAAGTGACCTGAGCGGGAGCTTGCCGTAGATAATAAGGAGGGACAATCATGTCCGCTACTGCCGCTCCCTTTGGACTGCGCCCAGTAGGAAACCTCGGAGGTAACTATAACGGTTCCTTCCGTCAGTATCCTATTCTGAGTACAGAATCCACAGCGATTGTTTTTGGTGATGTCGTCAAGCTAACTGATGCTGGCACAACCACCACAATCCAGAAAGATACTGGCACAACTTCTGCCACGCCTATTGGTATCTTTATGGGCTGTCGCTACACAGATATCAGCACTGGTCAGACCCAATTCAGCCAAGTTTGGTCTGGCGCTGCCCATACAAATGGTATGGTTTATGTTGCTGATGATCCGAATATCCTTTTTACAATCCAAGCTGACTCAACCGTCAATGATGACGATATCGCAGCTAACTGCGCTCTTGTGCAAGGAACCGCAAATACCACTTTAGGTATTTCACGGGTTTCTTTGGACATCAGCACAGCCGCAACAACTGCCGCTCTCCCGATTCGTGTCGTGGATTTCTTAGGTGGTTTTGACGGTGATGAAAAGGGAACAGCATTCCCAATTATGGTATGCAAGTTTAATACTGGTCATCAACTCGGAATCGGTGTCGTTTCTGGCAACGCTCCATCAGCAGCTTAAGAAAGGAGTTGTAATATTATGGCTATTTCTCGCGCCCAGCTCCTTAAGGAGCTTCTGCCCGGTCTAAACGCATTGTTCGGCCTTGAGTACGGCAAGTACGAAAACGAACATTCGGAGATCTATGAAACCGAAACTTCAGAGCGTAGCTTTGAGGAGGAGGTCAAACTTTCAGGCTTTGGTGCTGCACCAGTTAAGCAAGAAGGTTCACAGGTCTCATTTGACACGGCTCAAGAGTCTTTCACAGCTCGCTATAACCATGAGACCATTGCTATGGGCTTTTCGGTTACAGAAGAAGCTATGGAAGATAACCTGTATGATTCTTTGTCTGCTCGTTACACTAAAGCCCTTGCACGGGCAATGGCGTACACAAAGCAGGTCAAGGCAGCTTCATTGTTGAACACTGGTTTTGATACCTTCACATCTGGCGATGGCGAGTTTCTTTTTGATACTGACCACCCGACAGTTGCTGGCGGTAACAACGCTAACCGTCCATCAGTAGCCGCTGACTTGAATGAGACATCATTGGAAGATGCTGTTATCAACATTGCAGCTTTCGTTGACGAGCGTGGTCTTTTGATCGCAGCCCGCCCACGCAAGTTGATTGTACCGCCTGCATTGATGTTTGTTGCAACTCGTTTGCTCCAGACTGAAGGCCGCGTAGGTACTGCTGATAACGATCTGAACGCTATTCGTTCAAACGGTTCGATTCCAGAAGGTTACACTATCAATCACTATCTGACTGATACAGACGCCTTCTTTATCACAACCGATGTTCCAAACGGCATGAAGCACTTTGTTCGTACTCCAATGTCAACATCTATGGATGGTGACTTTGATACAGGCAATGTTCGCTACAAGGCCCGTGAGCGTTACAGCTTCGGTGTATCAGATCCATTGGGCATTTATGGCTCACCGGGTGCTTAATTAAATTAAGCTAATACTATTTGATTGGGCGGCTTTCATGCCGCCCTTTCTTTTGCTATAATAAACGAAACCCTGACAGCCGCATCCTGTGGCTGACACTAGCCACGACAGGAGTGACTCAAATGGCTACTACTACTTTTACTGGAGCGGTACGCTCCAAAGGCGGATTTACCTCTGTAAGCCAAAACGCTACAACAGGTGCATTCTCCACTCTTTCAAGCATCAGCTCAACTGGTGTATCTTCCTTTGATGCGAACACAATGGCTGTAGAAGCTGGCACTGGTATTACAACTGGTAGCGGCACTGTCTATCGTAGCTCAGTGCAGCGTGTAGGCGGCATCATTACAACTCGTATTCTTATTGACCTGACTGGTCTACGCTCAACAGGTGGTGCAGACATCATTGGTGTCAACGGCACAGCACTTGTTTGTCACATTGGTCAGATTACTGCTGCGAAAAACGGCACCATCTTGACTGGAAGCATGGAGTGTTTTGAAGCACCTACTGGTGGTGACCCAGATATTAATGTGCATTCTGCAACAGAAGGCACAGGTGTTGAGGATGGGGCAATCGGTGATTTGACTGAAACGCTTCTTGTCAATGCTGGTGACGCTACACTAGGAAGTAAAGTTTACTTTACTGCCGTCCCCGCTGCCGATCAGTTTTTGTATCTAACAACAGGCGCAGCTACAGACGCTGATTACTCTGCTGGCAAACTCTTTATTGAATTGATGGGCTACGAAGCCTAATAATGAGAGGGGTTAATCCCCCTCTCCTTTTTATAAGGAGATTGAAATGGCAAGATCAGACGTAAAGGTTCAACTCATTAGCGATGAGGTGGCGGCAGACGATGATTTCATTGTTACGGCAGCTAGACCAAACACGGCAGCAACCCTAGCAAATTCGTCTTTTGCATCTGGAGGTGCAAGGCTTCTTGGTGTTACCACAACAGGCACTGGTGACAATGCTAAAACTAATACTATTGTTGGCACAGACGTTTTTGATAATGCGCTCACTGAAGTAATAGTTTCAACGGGTTCAGCCGCACAGGTTGATGGAACGAAGTTTTTTAAAACAGTAACTTCTATTACAAGCTCTGCACAATTCGCGGCAAACATAAAAGTAGGCTCTCTCGCCTCTGCCGCGCAGGCTGTTTTTGGCGGTCGAGTTAGGTTAAAAGGATATTCAATCGTTTCAGGTGGTACTGCTGGTGTAATTGAGTTTATTAATGGCACTCCTGAAGATGGAACTGTTTTATTTAAAGCCAGAACCATTGGAACTGACAACACAACGCTAGATAACACAATCCCAGAAGATGGTATTGTTTTTGAGAATGGGCTTTCTATCAAGTACACAGTGGGTACTATTGATATGATGAATATTTTCTATGCCTAGGAAAAAAGAAACACCGATAAGAACATCGGTCAAGTCTGGTAATTTTCGCGCCACTAAAAAAGGCGCGGGAATGACCGCTAAAGGAGTCAAGGCGTACAGGGCTGCAAATCCCGGAAGCAAGCTAAAGACTGCCGTCACAGGCAAGGTAAAGCCGGGTAGCGCGTCTGCTAAAAGGCGTAAGTCATTCTGTGCAAGATCAGCAGGTCAAATGAAAAAATTTCCAAAGGCTGCTAAGAATCCAAATAGCAGGCTTAGGCAAGCAAGAAAACGGTGGAAATGTTAATGAAACTTGAACAACAGCAAGTTCAGGAACTTACTGTAGAACAGGTTATGGCAGAGCTTGTGAAGCATGAGGCCGAATGCAATCTGCGATATCAACGCATTGAAGAGCGTCTTGATGACCATAAGGGTCACATGTGCAAGTTAGATCAGCGTCTATGGTGGATTGTTGGTCTTGTGATCCTTGCTCCATTTTTACAGAGATTACTGTAATGACAATTAGTAGAGCTTCAATGCAGAAACAGTTAAAGGGGAATAAGATGCCTAAAAAAATGAAAAAGAAGCCAGTAACAAAGGCGTTTATGGGTTTGTTGACATCATCGCCAGCTTTGAAATTTCTAAAAGACAAGGGAATTATGAGCGGTGGCGCTCTTGGTCTGGGGCAGTTGGCAGCAAAAAAATTAAGAAATAAAAAGAAAGGCTCCGCTCCTGCGCCAGCAGCAGCAGCTAAAACTATGGGTAAGAAAAACCCTATGGGTGATCCCGGTCAGTTTGCTCCAGCCACACCAATGACAATGAGTAAAGGTGGTGCCATGAAGCGTAAGCGTCCGATTGATGGAATCGCACAGCGCGGAAGAACAAGGGCAAAGTAATGCGCCGTAGGGATTACGCATCTGAGTATAAAAATTATCAAAGCAAGCCGTCTCAAAAAAAGAAAAGGGCTAGTAGGAATGCTGCGAGAAGAAAAATGATGTCTGATGGCAGAGTGTCTAAAGGTGATGGAAAAGATGTGTCCCATAAAAATGGCAACCCAAGGGACAACAGATCATCTAATCTAAAGGTTGTTAGAGCGTCTGTTAATAGATCGTTTAGAAGAACAAGCACGGCAAGAAAGGCCAATAGGAAGTCCTAATGGCGAGGAGAGTAGAAAGTGTACACATCAAGCGGAAACGGATTCGCCGTCCCGGCAAACACAAAAAGAATGTCAACAAGCGAAACAAAGTCAAAACATTCTTTGGTTAAGGAGCATTGCGGCCCCAGATGTCCTAGATGTCAAGGCAGCTTAAAAACAGTTAATGTACATGGTCACGATCAGTGTGTTGTTTGTGGATCTGTAATAGATGATTGTTGTCAAGGAGAAGTATTGTGCGAAGGTGTCCAACCAAAAAACCAGTAGCTATGAAGAGTGGGGGAAGTGCAACTGTAAAAAACCCAGTAGCTAAAGCTGTAAAAAAAATTAAACCAAGCATAGTAAAGCCAAAGAAAGGTAAGGGGTCTTACAATAGGAAGGCCTCTTCTTTTAGTTCTGGTGGTGCAGCAAAGGTAAGATCTGCTGGCAAGGATTATATGGCAAGCGTTAGGGCAAAGACTCCAGCAACTGGAGTAAGGGCCAAAGCAAGGCAAAAGGCCGCAAAAGAAAAGATTGAGAAAGATTTGAATAAATCCCGCAAGGGTTTTGCCACCCCAGCCAGACAAGCAGAATTGAAGTCAGGCGGAAACGTAAAGAAGAAGGTTGGCAAAGTAGTAAAGGCTCTAAAGAAAGCCTCTAAGTCACATGCTGGTCAGGCCAAGACACTATCTGCTCTTAAATTAAGAGAGGGTGGGTCTACAACAAAAAGAAAGCCAAAGTTAAAAACGCCAAAAGGCACGAAGGGATTTAAGGGAATCCAGCCTTTGAAACCCACTACCATGAGGGCAAGTAGATATGAGTCTGGTGGTGATGTTGAGCCAATGAAAAAGGGCGGCAAGACAAAGTCCCGTGTTAATGAAGCAGGAAACTACACAAAGCCCGCGTTAAGAAAAAGAATATTCAATAGAAGTAAGGCTGGCGGAAAAGGTGGCGCTCCGGGTCAGTGGTCAGCAAGAAAAGCGCAAATGATGGCATCAGCTTATAAAAAAGCTGGCGGTGGATACCGAGACTAGATGTTCAGATATATATTATTTTGCGCCGTTGTTAATACTTCGTCAGTTGAAATAGAAACAGAAATAATAAGTATGCATGACACCATATCTGAGTGTCATGTGGCTAGTACGGTTCATGGCTTTGACAACGAAAAAGATCAGTGTTTTTGCATAGATATGGAACTTAGATAATATGATTGCAGAGACCCTCGCGGGTATATCATTATTCAAGGCGGCAGTTGATGGCATTAAAGGTGCTATCGGCACAGCTAATGATGTGGGTGATATAGCAAGTTATATAGATAATTTATTTGAGGGTGAAAAACAGGTACAGAAGTTAAGAAGTAAAAAATCAGGTGTTGGTGGTGTTGCTGATCAATTTGGTGTAAAATCAGTAGCAACTGAGGTTATTAATGCAAAACTTGCTAAAGAGCAAATGCAGGAAATAGCCTCTATGGTTGATATGAGGTTTGGTCACGGTACTTGGAAAAGTATAACTGAGGAAAGGGCCAAAAGAATAAGGGAAGCAAAGGAAGCGGCGGCAGCAGCCAAAAGAGAGCAGATAAAAAAACAAAGAGAGTTGGAAAATAACATAAAAATGGGTTTGGGTATTTTTGCTCTTACAATAATAATCATTGGTCTTTTTGTTTTTTTAATGGTTTCGGTAGCCGCAGCTCTTAATGTTTAAAAGTTATAGGGAACTTTATGCCGTTAAAAAAATCGCAAAGAAGTTTGAAGTCTTGGACTAAGCAGAAGTGGAGAACCAAGAGTGGAAAGCCGTCCACACAAGGGCCGAAGGCAACGGGAGAAAGATATCTTCCGGCATCAGCTATTAAAGCCCTCTCGTCTAAGGAATATGCGGCCACCACCCGTGCTAAAAGAAAAGCAACTAAGGCTGGTAAGCAGTTTGCAAAGCAGCCTAAAACGATACGAGCTAAAGTAAAGCCGCATAGGAAGGTCAAATAATGGCTGTTGTAACACCCGACCTACCAGAGATATTTGAAGAGGCGTTTGAAAGAGCGGGACTCTCTTTACAAACTGGGTATGATCTTAAAACCGCTAGGCGGAGTTTTAACCTTTTAACATTGGAGTGGCAAAATCGTGGACTTAATTTGTGGACTATCAATGCTGGGACGCAAGCTCTTACAGCAGGCACAGCAACTTATACGTTACCTACGGGAACGATTGACCTTATTGAGCAACAAATTCGTACAGGTACTGGCACGAATCAAGTCGATACTGACGTTCAGAGGATTTCGGTTTCTACATACGCTAAAACAAGCAATAAAAACGCTCAAGGCAAGCCTTCGCAGATCTTTGTGCAGAGACTGGCAACGTCTACAACTTTTACTCTCTGGCCTGTACCAGACAGTGCGGCATCGTATACGCTCGCTTATTACTACCTTCTGGGGATAGATGGGATAACTTCCGGCATATCTGGTACAGCCGCTGTACCACCTAGGTTTGTGCCTTGTCTGGTGACAGGATTAGCGTATTATATAGCTATGAAGAAACCAGAAGTGGCAAATAGGGTTGCCCCCCTAAAGCAGGAATATGAGTTCCAGTTTGAACTGGCAGCAAACGAGGACACTGATTCCTCTGCGTTAAAATTTGTACCATACGACACATTTTACCTAGGAGGGTAATATGCCTATAGTAATTAAAGAATTAGATCCCAAGACAGGAAAGCCAAAGTCAAAAGCAAAGAAAAAGAAGAATCCACCACAGGTTGCAAAAGGTGGCGGCATGATGAAGAAAAAGGGCATGCGCCGTGGCGGTATGATGAAGTCAAAAGGTATGGCTGCTGGTGGTAAACTTAAAATGGTTGAAAAAGATGGAAAGAAAGTTCCATTCTTTGCTGCTGACGGTAAGGGCAAAATGGCTGCTGGTGGTCGCATGAAGAAAAAGGGCATGAAAAAAGGTGGCATGATGAAGAAGGGCTACGCCAAAGGCGGGGCTGTAAAGGTTAAGTCAGGCGATACCCTGTCTCAGATTGCCAAGTCAAAAGGTCTTACTCTCAAGTCTTTGATGGCTGCTAATCCCGGAATCAAAAACGCCAATGAAATTCGCGTTGGACAAAGCATTAAGATGCCAACTGGTGGCGCAAAAACAAGGTCACAAATAGCATTTCAAAATGTCGATAAAAATCTAAACAGACGCGATAACGTTTATGCTGGAATGACAAAATCTTCTATGAAGGCACTAGCTGATGATACTGCGGCTAAAAGATCAAAGAAAGCTGGAACGCCAGTTTCTAAAAAACAGTCTGAAACAGCAAATAAAAGAGCTAGGGTAGGAACTCGCCTCAATCAGCTTGGCGCAATCAATAAGGAGCGTAGAGCAGCAGATGCCAGTAAAAAGCCGGTAAAAGCAAATAAAATACCGACTGGAAAAACATTAGCAAACACACCTAAGTCAGGTGCTGCTAAGGTTGCTGAAACTCGTATGGCTAGGTTGGCTAACAAAAACAAATTAGCCCGTAGAGCAGGTGGCGGTGCCATGAAGAAAAAAGGCTATGCTATGGGTGGAATGATGAAGAAAAAGGGTATGGCTAAAGGTGGTGTAATGCGCGGTACTGGTGCAGCCACAAAGGGTAAGCGCTTTGGACGCGCAGGCTAGTAAATGCCTAACGCGGTAGGAAAACACGCATATGGTGTATGTGATAAAACAGGGTTCAGATATAAGTTATCTGACCTTGTTTTTGAAATAAGAAACGGAACCAGAACAGGTATGCGTGTTGGAAAAGATGTGGTTGACCATGACCACCCGCAAAACTTCATTGGCAGGGTAAGAACCTCTGATGGTCAGTCACTGCCTAATGCAAGGCCAAATAGACTAGAGCCTGATGTAATTAATCTTTTGCAAGATAACCCGTTTACGACTGGCGCTTCTGGCGGAGTAACAACAACCATAACGGTGACAGAAGTTAATCACGAAAGAGACACGGGAGACACTGTAAGGTTTAGAACTGTCGAGCCGTTTGATGGCATAACTCAGGCGGTGATGGAACTGTCTACTGGGTATTCTATAACAAAAGTATCAGATGATACTTATACCGTTTCTGTTTCTGGCGGTGCAACAACGGGATCTGTTTCTGGCGGCGGCTTTTTTGCAAGCGCTGGGCCAGTAACAGCTTTAGGGTAGTAAAATGTCTTTTACATTTGGTGAGCTAAAAACCGCTATTCAATCTTACACTGACAACAGCGAGGCAACTTTTGTTGCTAATATCTCAAACTTTATAAAAGCAGCAGAACAAAGAATATTCTCTAATGTTGATTTAGAAAACTTTAGAAAGAACGCTACTGGTGTAATGGCTACGGGTAACCAGTATCTAAAAACCCCTACAGATTTTCTTGCCCCATTTTCCTTATTCATTACAACCTCTGGGAGTGAAGGCTTCCTTTTGGAAAAGGATGTCAACTTTATGAGGGAGGCATTTCCTGATGTAACATCAACGGGAAAGCCGCTGTATTATGGTTTCTTTGATTCATCTGTCACATCTGCAAGTGGTCTTGTAAATGCTAGTTTTATATTAGGGCCAACCCCTAATGCGGATTATACAGTTGAATTACATTATTATTACAGGCCAGCCAGCCTTACAACTTTGGCAGACACAGAGTACACATGGCTTAGTCAAAACTCTCCAAACTCTCTTTTGTACGGCTCTTTGATAGAGGCTTACATATTTATGAAGGGTGAACCTGATATAATTTCACTGTATGAATCTCGATTTGCAGAAAGTTTATCTAGGTTAAAAGACTTAGCAGAGGCCAGAGAAAACTCGGATGCTTACAGAGAGGGGCTTCCAGAAAGACCGAGGACATAGGGAGACAATGAAAATAGCTATAGTAGGGCTTGGTAGCAGTTACGCTGATTACGTTTCTGCGAGAATAGCCTCACAACATTTTGATGAAGTTTGGGGAATAAACTGCATAGGGGCGATCATACACGTTGATAAAACCTTTATGATGGATCCTGTGTCTAGGTTTTTAGATACAGAAAACGCGGGTACACAAACGGGTGTTGCCCGTGAATTTTTATCAAAAAACACAAAACCAGTGATTACCTGTCAACTGGACGATAGAATAAGTTACCTAGAACTTTTCCCATTGAAGGAGGTGGCTACAGACTTGGGCTTTTGTTATTTTAATAACACTGTGGCTTACGCTGTGGCATACGCAATATGGAGCAAGGTTGAGACTTTATGTCTTTACGGCATAGACTACACTTACAAAAATGTCAGCATGGCAGAGTCTGGTAGGGCATGTGTAGAGTTTTGGTTGGCTATAGCTGTTTCTAAGGGGATAAAGATAGAGGTGGCTCACAACTCGACACTTCTGGACACAAATGTTCCTGATAATGAAAAGTTGTATGGCTATCACAGGCTAGATGATCCACTTGTCCAGACGGTAAGAGATGGTGCGCTGCTAATAACAAGGCAGTCAGAATTTGCTCCGCCAGAGCCGCAAGATGATAAACCAGTTATATTTGGGAGGCATGATAATGTTTAGTCCGGGAGAAATGGCATTAGGGCCAGTAAATGTTATGACTTCAGATGAGGGTGGCCTTTCAAACGATCAGATTGCGGAGATGGCTACAAATAAGATTGTTTATGTTTCCGAAGACTCTCCAGAAGAAATAAGGCTTCAAGCAGAGGCATTTAGAGACAAAGTTAGAAATCTTCTACAATTCTATGTGGAGTTGGCGAGGAGGGAGGAACGTGCTACAATATGCGCTAAGGTTCGTGAAGCGGGTCAATTAGAATTAGCAGATGCTATAAGGAGAATATAATGGCAATCGCACAAGCAATGTGTACATCTTTCAAGAAAGAGCTAATGTTGGGTACACACAACTTTGCCACAAATGGCAATGCTTTCAAGCTGGCTCTTTTTGCAGAGGGCAGTGGGGGTAAGTCAAGCTCCACAGCTACTTTAGGTGCTACAACGACAGTGTTGGTAACGACTGGTGAGGTTGCGTCAAGCGGAACTTATGCTACTGGTGGGGGTACATTAACCAAGGTTGCCCCGAATACATCAGGCACAACAGCCTTTACAGATTTTGCTGATATAAGTTTTACTACAGCAACAATTACAGCAATGGGCGCTTTAATATACAATAGCACAAATAGTAACAAGGCTGTGGCTGTGCTGGATTTTGGATCAAACAAAACGTCAACATCAGGCACTTTTACTGTTCAGTTTCCTACAGCAGACGCGAGCAATGCGATTATTCGCATAGCTTAGTGGAGTAAACATTGGCTAATATTACCGGATGGGGTAGAGGCACTTGGGGCCAAGGGACTTGGAGCAGCCCTATCGCTGTGGAAGTTACTGGTTTTTCTGCCACTGCATCATTGGGTACAGCAGTATCTGACACAGGTATTGTATTCGGTGCTACTGGTGTTTCCGCCTCCGCGTTAATAAGCCAGCATGTTGCGACTACAGTAACTTTGGCTGTAACTGTAGTTAATCCCGGATCTGGTAATAAATATTATATAGACGGCGTACAGCAGGCAACACTAACACTATACGAAGGAAACACATATAGATTTGATCAGTCTGACAGCAGTAATAGTGGTCACCCATTAAGATTAAGTGAAACATCTAACGGGACTCATGCTGGTGGATCTGCTTATACTACAGGCGTAACAACAAACGGCACTCCGGGAAGCTCTGGCGCTTATACAGAGATCACGGTAGCGTCAGGCGCTCCGACACTGTATTATTATTGTAGTAATCACAGTGCTATGGGAGGCACTGCGAATACACCAGCCATTTTAGGCTTCCACATTGTGCCTACTGGTGTGTCTGGCACAACGGCTATTGGCACAGCCACCTCTGCTGCTGCTGGGGCGACAGTTCCCGTCACTGGTGTTACGGCAACAAACTCTATTGGTAGCAGCGTTTTTGTTTCTCCCGTGTCATTAGGGGTTTCTGTCACAGGTGTGGCGGCTACTGGCAGAGTCGGAGAAGAAATTTTCTGGGAGGTTATAACGCCTTCACAAACACCAAACTGGTTAGATATAGCGGCATAAGGACAGTAAAATGGCAAGCACCTATGTAAATGATTTAAGACTTAATGAGCTGGGTACTGGCGATGGCTCTGGTACTTGGGGGACTACAACCAACACAAACTTTGAGCTTATTGCAGAGGGTTTTGGTTTTGGCACAGAAGCCATAACTACAAACGCAGATACTCATTCCAGCGTAGTGGCAGACGGTTCGAGTGATCCTGTTCGTAATATGTACATAAAGTACACGGGTGCTTTAGACTCCGATTGTACAATTACAATTACGCCTAATACCATAAGTCGAGTTCATTTTATTGAAAACGCTACAACGGATAGCGGTAGTTCTGGCCCGTACAATATTATTATAAGCCAAGGATCTGGGGCAAATATAACTATACCTAATGGTGACACTAAAATTGTTTACCTTGATGGCGCAGGGTCTGGGGCGGCTGTTGTTGATGCTTTGGCTTCATTAAGTGTAGTTAATTTAAAGGCAACTGGCGATATTACAGTAACTGATGATCTTACAGTTGGTGACGATTTATTACTAAATTCTGATAGCTCTTTAATTAGTTTGGGAGTGGGTGCCGATGCAACAATAACTCACGATGGCACAACCGGAGTGACTATTGCAGCAACTCCTATATCTATAGATTCAACTGGAGAGCTACAC